GGATTTAGAATAAATTCCATCTCTTGTTTCTTAGTATTGAATATATGAAAACCGCGTTCATCACCGCAATCAGACCAAGTGTGCTGTGACATTGATCCGAGATATGTAATATTTCGTTGAGTGTGTTTGTGGTGAAAATGACCAGTATACACGTGATCAAACTTACTAAAGTTTTCAGGATCTTCACCGTGTTTAGACACCTGTCCAGCATAAAGCTGAAATCCGAGAAGCTCTAAATGTCCAAATGCGACTTTAGAAGTTGACTTCTTAACAGCTTCATAAGTTGCTTCACGGTTACTATTATTGATCCACGGAAGTAAAAAGAATTGTTCGCCTTCGATTACATAGTCTTGCGCTTCTGTGAAGAATTTGATATTATCATACAAACCTAGCAGTTCACGTAAAGCTGTTGTATCTGAGAGATGTCGATAGTAGAGATCGTGATTGCCAGCTGCGATATACAAATCAATTCCAAGTTTCCTCAATCTATCAAAAAAGTATTCACGAGCTCTGTGAGCTGTGTGCATGTCAATCTTTTTACGATTGTCAAACACATCTCCTACGTGAATCACACTCTTGATTCCTCGATTTATCAAAATAGGAAAAAAAGTCGTATCTAAGAATTGCTTCATATTATCATGAAACACTTCATTATCACCACGCACACCAAAATGTGTGTCAGCTAGTATAGCAATCTCGCTCATTCTTAATTCTTTAACACTTTTTGACAATATTCAATAATAGCACGAAGACGAGCTTCAGCCATAAACTTCTCATTACCTTTTGCTGTCTTTGCTGTTGCTGCAATATTTTTAATAACTTCTGGAATTAGATGTTCGTCTTTCATTTCTTCTTACTTTCAAACTTTTCGATAAGATCATCATTACGACCGGAAGAGTCAAGTGTGGGAGCTTCACTGACATCTCCAGTTAACATCATATCAATCATATGGAGTTCGAGAGACTTGTGTTTTACATAACTCTCTTTTTTCTCATCATTGATGATCTTGATAAAATCATTCCAAGCAATTTGCGTGAAATAAGCAAACGGATTTTCGGTTCTTTCCGGATCAAATTTTTTATTTTTTAGTGCAATTATACAACTCTCTAGAGCAGATGCAATCATTTCATCTATATACGTATAGCCTCTAAAGTTGCCTTTAGAGCCTAACCGCTCACATATTTGTATAATACCGAGAGTGATTGTATCTGGTATCTCTTCCTCTCCGGATTCATACCATCTGATAATTTCGTTATATAGTGTTTTATTATTGATATAATTCTTGTTTTTCTTCATATGTTAACCATTATGCCATTTTTCAACAAATATCCACAACTTTTCTGTTGATTTATGAATTTTCTTGAGATATATGTAAGACTGTTTTTAGCGTTTTGACTGTTTTTAAGTTTGAGAGCCTCATCTCACTATCTTCACACACCTGTGAGCGAAAGCTCTAGTCTTCCCGAGGACTAATATATTTATTCGGTAACGCGTGGGAACATGACCACGAGTTATGTAGCCGGTCAGGTGCGGCAGTCTCACTCTGTTTGAGATGATTTATGAAAATGTGAAAAACGATCCGGGCTCCGGTTACACTTTACGACCCGGGAGATCGTAGGACTGCTGGTGGTTTGGCACCTACGACTGGAGTTGAACAACAGACGGAACAAGAGGAAACTCTTGGAGGTACCATTAACCGCCTCGCCAGTGAAATTCTGGTTTCTAAAACCACAGTGTGTGCTATGCTGTACGGTATAGTCATCACAACTTTTGGATTGAGAGATCCAAAAGTGTGGCTGTCTGCCAGTATAGTAAAAATTCAAACAAAATAAAAATATAACAATCAGTGCTTCGCACTGATCACCTGAAAGGTGATTGTTTAATAGTTGATTTTGAGTTTATAATCGTTTAAATAGATTCTAATCATGAATAAGAAGACTAAAAAGAAGAAATCCACTCTCCTAGATTTTCCACCTGCTCTACGTGGTCTCCCTAATAACAAATGGGGAGGTACGAGAAATATTAGAATGCGCACATATGGTGGAAAATTCGGTGCTGCATCAACATGCAGATCACTCTCACCTGAAGAAATAGAAGAGTGGAAGAAAAACAACAGTTTAGACTAGTTTGATCGTTTTGATCTTAATCTCAAAGCCTTCGGCTGCATACATTTGTAGCCGTTCTTTGAAATGTTTGTATGAATAGTTGTCTTTTCCATTCCATGATAAGTTATCACCGATGTCATAGACATCGAATGTCTTCTTATCTTCAGTTACTCTCATTCCACGTCCTATCAACTGTGGAACGGTAATCTTACTTTGCAATTGACATGCAATAACAATGTTATTAACACGTTTGATGTTAATACCAGTTGAGAACGTACCAATAGATACTACAGCTGTAGCATCATCCATTTTATCTATCTGCTCACTATAGTCTATTCTATCATCAAGATCAACAGTATAGTTGATGAAAAACGCTTCTCCTCCAATAGCTTCCAATATTTTTCTGCCGTGATTGTCATTCTTAAATGCAATCAAAGTATTACCTTTAATATTTCTTCTAAGAGAAGCTATAAATTTATTTCTTAGATCAAAATTCTCAATTAACTCTATTTCTTTACTAAACTTATCTTTTGGAGATTTGTATTTTCCATTCGCAAGCTTACGTCTGAGCTCATCACTATACTCTAACACAATCGCGTAGACAGTTGGGCGAGCAGATATTCCTTGTTCAATCGACTCTTTAATCGTTGCAACTCGATGTGGAGTGCCAAATAACCCTTTCAAGGTTAAACGATCAGTTAAACTATCATTATCAAGCGTTGCAGTAAATCCATATCGATATCTGATATGACTGCATTTCTCAAGAATAGTCTTTAGAGATGCAGCTTTGAATTTATGCACCTCATCACCAAGAATTACATCAAACTGTTTGAACCACTTCTCATCGTTCTGATAGCAAGATTGCCATGTTGTAAAATATATATCAGCGTCAATCTTATTAGTATCAATTTTATCGTAAACAGTATTGTATTTGAGAATCTTGCCACCCTCATATTCCTCAGCTAGATTCTTTCGAAGCTGCTCTACAAGCTGTGATCTATCAATAATGACTAACACACGCTGTTTCTGAAGTGCATGAAAAGCTGCAATACCGTGAATTGAATATGACTTACCATTTGAGGTAGGTGCAAGAATAATACAACGACCATTGTTCACAGCATGTACTAACGTGTTTACTTGTGCTTCGTGAGGAACAAATGGCCCTTTAATCTTCTGATAGAACTCGAGAACTTTTTCAGCAGTGATGTTATATTCAGAGAATCCTTCTTGGACTCGATCTGATAGCGCATAGCTATAGCTATTGTATTCACACCATGTAACAAGATCAGGAAGAAGCCCCTTTAAGAGCTTCTTCTCTCGCATGTTAAACTGTGAGACTTTTCCGTTCCATATACCTGCTTTATATTTTGGATGGAAAAAATAATTCTTCGCGAAGAACTCAAAATGTTGTCTTAGTTCGAGAAGAATGGGACCGTCAGCTTCAATTCTTACATATGTCTCGTCTATATGATATACATTAACGTCCGCCATTAATAAACTTTTCGTATTCTAGTATATTTCTAATGTGATAGTGTCTGTTATTTATGGATCTGATTATAGATTCAAGAAAAGTAGTAACTTGTTGCATTTCTTGTATTTTTTGATTGATTTCGATCAGATCTCTATCTGCATTTAGCCACATAGGTAGATCTGCTTTCAAAACAGTGCGTTTGAAAGGGCTCCATCCATTCTCTCTCATCGTGGTTTGATCGAGATTTCCCTGATAATAATCATTCTTTATCAGTATGAGGCGAGCTTTCTCAGCTTCTAGGTTTCTCAATACGCGAGAAGCTCTGTTATAGATCTTGAAGTATTTACTATGCAGCATAGCTGCCTTCTTCGAAGATTCAGTGAGATCAAGTTCATTGATAACACTATCTTCAGACCACATATTTTCGATCGTTTCAATATCCATAAATTAACCTCTTGAACTTTATTTCACAATAGCATATGCTAAATAAGAGATCAAGTGTTTCGGTTAATATAAAAGTTGGTGTAACTGAAGGAAGCTGTACAGGTCATAACTGGCACATCAGAAGTAGAAATTTCAAATGTTAGATCTCCCAAATCGGTAGGAAAGGCGTCTTTAAAGACGAATTCTACGTTTGGGTTATATTTGTTTGTAGATGTGAAGACTGAAAGATCTGAAAGTTTAGACTGATACAAGGCTTTTTTGTCAACGTTTGAGTTCTTATACTCATCGTATGTATTAGGAAAAGCATAAGAAAACATCCAGTTGAGAATTTCTTCGTAATTTCGAAGATCTTCATCTACTTTGAATGTGATCTGTAACGGTGAAAACTGCAAATGATCAGGTGTCACTTTGATTGTAGTAAATGGAGTAGGGAATTCAGCTGGAATTCCTGATATGCCAGGAATGTTAACAGTAGTACAGAAATATTCAACCATGGGCAAACGGTTGATTACAAATTTAAAGTCTTTATTCTGTAGGAGATTCAGATTTTGCGTCATAGAGGTATTTAGAGAGTGTTTCAAGACAGACAGGAGTTAGCTGAACTGATTAAAAGCGTTATGGCTGAACATAACATATCAATGCTAGATGCTATTCTTCATATTTGTGATAGATATAAGGTAGAAGAAGAGCTTGTCGCGAGTATGATTCGACAGTCTCACAAGCTTAAAGAACAGCTAAAAGAAGAAGCAATAAAATTAAAACTTGTTAAACAATGACAGCATATGAAGTCTATAAAATGTACCTTGCTTTGAATCTACATTTCAAAGGAGGGTCGTATGACTATTTTCGTTACAACGGTAATGTGAAAAGTGCTACTCCCTCCAATTTTGATAAAAGACGAGATAAGCGCATCTTCTTGAAGATATCAAGAATGCGGGATCCTCAACATTATCTCATTGGAAACTTTATTTTCGGAGAAAACACCGGTTGGAGTGGAAGTTTTACAGAAGATTGTAAGATTCTTTACGAAAAATATCTTGAAAATGGAACATATCTTTTCAAACAAGATTTGAATAAGCTAAATCATGATTTCAACACTAATTTTACAGTTGATGATAAGAACGCAATCCCTTATATATTGGTGCTGTTGAAAAACGGTGAAATATCTCTTCATACATGTTGTGTTCTCGATATATTGCTTAACTGCTATAACAAATGGAAGAATAAAGAGCAGTTCATGATCTTCGAGAACGTTGCGAAAAAAATTCATCTATCAGCGCCGTTCTTCAATATTGATAAAGCTAAATATAAGGCGCTACTTTTAACACATTTTAATGTTTGAGTCGCTTTTTTGCTTTTTACGTTTTAAGGAGTTTAACAATATGGCAAAATCATTCGCAGAACTACGTGCCTCACAGGGTAATGTAATGGATAAGCTTAAGCAGAAGGTCGATGCTGCTAAGCGAGGGACAACACGAGATCCCGTACTTAACGACGAAACTTTCTACACAATTAAACACGTTCGCGGTCCTGATGGTACAGGCGTTGTAAAGATGCGTTTCCTTCCTGCTCCGCCTGACGGTAAGGGTGGAATGGAAGATGATCCATTCATCAAGTATTATGAGTATGTGTTTAAGGGACCAACTGGTAAGTGGTATAATAACAAGTCTCGCATGACACTTGGCTCACATGAGTCCGATCCTGCATATGAGTACAATGGTAAGATTTTTGCCGACGAAACTCTTACGAAAGAGCAAAAGAAGAAGAAGCTTCTTCCTCGTTCAGAACATTACGTTGCTAACGTTCTTATTGAGAAGGATGCTAATGCTCCTGAGAATGAAGGTAAAGTATTCCGTTTCCGTTTCGGTCCTATGATCTTCAATATCATCGACGAAACAATGTTCCCTAATCAAGAATTGTATCCTGATAAGGAAGGTATCAATGTTTTTGATCCTTTTGAGGGTGCATCATTCTATCTACGAGTTACTACAAAAGAAATTCCTGACTCTAGAACAGGTCAGCTTATTAAAGTTCCATCTTACGAGAAATCTTCTTTTGGTGAAAAATCTTCTATTGTCAAAAATCCAGAAGACTTCGAGGAAATTTGGAACCGTCAGTAT